ACTTTAGCTTGCGGTGCTTCACAATCAGGTTTTGGTAGAGCAGGTTCTGTAAATTGGTGTTCAACTATTTATACAAACAGTCCAGGCACTGTTGCTGCTACAAGTGGTAAGGGATTTTTTTTAAACACAACTTCAGGATCGATAACAGTTACTTTACCTTCATCTCCTAGTTTTGGAGATATCGTTGCGATAAAAGATTATGCGAACACTTTTGATTGTAATTCAGTAACGGTTGATAGAAACGGATCAAAAATATCAGGGGCTTGTGCAAATGGACTTCTTGCAACAGAGGGTCAATCAGTTACGTTAGTTTTTACAGATTCCACAAGAGGGTGGCTAAATGTTAATACAGATACAACTGTCGAAGCACCAGCTTTTATATCAGCTAGTGGTGGTACGATAACTACCTCTGGTAATTTTAAAATTCACACATTTACATCAGATGGAAATTTTGTTGCCACTGCCGGAACATCAGCGCCTAATAATGAAGTTTCTTATATGGTAGTTGCTGGAGGTGGAGGAGCACCTTTACAACAAGGTGGTGGCGGTGGAGGTGGTGGTTATAGAGAAGATAAAGCAAGTAATGATTCTTATTCGGCATCACCATTAGATGGTGCTGGAACTATTAATATTACATCAGCAACTTTTCCAATTACAGTTGGTGGTGGTGGAGCAGGTGGAACATCAGGAAATTCAAATACTTCTGCACCAGGATCAGTATCAACTTTTAGTACAATAACATCAGCAGGTGGTGGTAATGGTGCACCTTCAGGACCTCATCCAGGCGGAGCACCTGGTGGTTCAGGTGGTGGAGCTGGTGAGAATCAACCTAATCCTGGAAGTAATGGTAATCAACCACCCGTATCACCTGCTCAAGGTAATCCTGGTGGTAATGGATGTAGAGGTGGCCCTAACGCAGGATCTGCTGCTGGTGGTGGCGGAGCTGGTGGTGGGGGTGGACCAATACAAGGAACATCTCCAGATTCAAAAGGTGGAAATGGTGGTAATGGAACAGCAAGTTCAATCACAGGTTCCCCTGTAACTAGAGCAGGTGGTGGCGGTGGCGGAGGCTATCCTACTGCTGGTCAACCTGGTGGATCGGGTGGACCTGGTGGTGGCGGAGCTGCTGGAAATCATCCACAAGGATCAGGAACATCAGGCACAACCAATACAGGTGGTGGAGGTGGTTCTGGCTCTTGGCCAACAACAACAGGAGGATCTGGTGGATCAGGTGTTGTAGTTATAAGATATAAATTTCAAAACTAGGTAAATTATGAGTACAATTAAAGTAAACGAAATACAAAAAAGATCAGGAGGCACACTTACATTAGGTGGTGCTTGCACAGCTGTAACTTTGGCACCAGGTGCTACACAAACAGGATTTGGTAGAACAGGAACAGTTGACTGGTGTACAACGGCTAAAACATCTCCATTCACTGCAGCTAGTGGTGATGGATTTTTTCTTAATACAAATGGTGGAGCAATTACGGTTACGCTTCCCAGCTCACCCTCACAAGGTGATATAGTAGCTTTTAAAGATTATCTTAATACTTGGGATGATGCATGTAAATCAGTGACGTTATGTAGAAACGGATCAAAAATTGGTGGACAATGTGCTAATGCAACGTTAGATGCAGAGGGACAATCAGTGACTTTAATTTATGTAGATGGCACAAGAGGCTGGATGGATATTCATGATTCTAATGCAAAAGTAACTGGATCATTATTTGTGACAGCAACAGGTGGTACAGTAACCACTTCAGGAGATTTTAAAATTCATACGTTTACCTCAGATGGAAACTTTGTAGTAAGCTGTGCAGGAAATTCAGGAGGTTCAAACACAGTTGATTATATGGTTGTAGCTGGTGGTGCAGGAGGTGGAAGAAATGGAACAGGTGGTGGAGGTGCAGGAGGTTTTAGAGCATCATCAGGAACAGCATCAGGTTGTTACACAGCAGGTCCAAGTCCATTAGTTTCTGGTGTTGCTGCTTTACCAGTTACAGCAACAAGTTTTCCAGTTGTAGTTGGAGGAGGCGGTGCAGGAGTAACAAGTGGTTGCGGCCCAGGCACGGCAGGATGTGCTTCAAGTTTTTCAACAATTTCTTCAGCAGGTGGTGGTGGAGGTGGTGGACCTAATCCTAATTCAGGCGTAGCTGGTGGTTCAGGTGGCGGTGCAGGAAGAAGAGCAAATCCAACAGGTGGACCAGGAGCGGCAGGAGCAGGAAATACTCCACCAGTAAGTCCACCACAAGGTAATCCAGGAGGAACATTTTCAAGTCCATCAGGAGATGGCGGCGGAGCAGGTGGTGGCGCTGGCGGTGCAGGTGGAAATGGTGTTACAAGTAGTGGACCAGGAGCTATTGGCGGTGCTGGCGGTGCAGGAGTAACAACTTGTATTTCAGCTTCACCAGTTGCTTTTGCTGGAGGCGGAGGTGGTGGTTCTGACGCTTTTGCAGGCACTGGCGGTGCAGGAGGAAGTAGTGTAGGTGGCACTGGCGGTGGAGGAGGACCTCCAGGAACAGTTGGTTCAAATGCGACTGCTAACAGAGGATCAGGCGGTGGCGGTGGTGGAAATGGTGCAGCAGGTGGTAATGGATCAGGTGGAACAGTAATAATTAGATACAAATTTCAATAGTTGAATGGTTTTTAAAAATAATATATAAGGAGAAACATTATGGCACATTTTGCAAAACTAGGAATAAACAGTAAAGTCATTGGGGTCCACGTAGTGGATAACAAAGATTTACATGATGCTGATGGTAGAGAAGATGAAGAGGTAGGTAGACAGTTTTTAGAAAGAATTCATCACTGGCCTCTTTGGAAACAAACTTCATACAACACAAGAGCTAACACACATTCATCTGGTGATAACTCAAAAGCTTTGAGAGGAAATTACGCTGGTATAGGTTTCACTTATGATGAAGATAACGATATTTTTTGGCCACCAAAACCTTACCCATCTTGGGTTAAAGACACATCTGATGCACAATGGCACTCTCCAGTTGGCGATGCCCCTGCACTAACTGCAGAGCAAGAATCACAAAACCAAGCTAACACTCACTCTTGGACATACGAGTGGAATGAGTCTGGGCAAACTTGGGACTTGGTGGATAGATCATAAGAATAATTTATGGATAAGGTGGTGTTATCTGAAATCAGTTTAGTTTACGGGGAAGTAATAACCCCTAAAGGTTTTGAAATAGATCGTAAATCAATAAAAAACGACATCGTATCTTCTTACGTAGAAGAAAATAGAGTTAGTAATAACAACAAAGATTTTTCTTACAACGATTACAAATTAAATTTTTCTCAAAAAATAGGATGGTTATTAGATTACATAAGAGACCATTTTGTTGAAAAACATAAACAAAGTTTAATCAACAAAAATATTTTTGGAAATGTGTATAGTCCATCTGAAGTTTCACTTTGTAGAAATAATGTTGACCCTGTAGATTTAAGAAACTCAGCTGATTACACATTAATTTATATTGTAGACTGCGAAAAAGAATCTTGTGAACTTGTCATTGAATATGACGATAACAGAAGAAAAGGCAGAACTTGGCACGTGCCGGTTAAAAACAACCATTTTTATTTATTTCCATCAACACAAAAATATTTTTTTACGGCAAATAAATCAAAAAAACTTAACGTAATTTTAACTGTAACTTATGAATATATCTAATTATTTCTGGTATTTTAAATCTGCAATTCCGCCAAGAATTTGCGACATGATTGTGCGTTATGGTAAAGCAGAAAAAGAGAGAGAAATACAGGCCATTACAGGTGGTTATGGTAGAGACAGAGATTTAGAAAAACATCCCTTAACAGAAGATGAAATTAAAGACGTAAAGAAAAAAAGAGATTCAAATATTGTTTGGATGAATGATCGTTGGATATATAAAGAAATACAACCTTATGTACATCAAGCAAATGCAAACGCTGGTTGGAATTATGAATGGGATTATTCAGAACAATGTCAGTTTACTATATATAAAAAAGGCCAATATTATGATTGGCACTGCGATAGTTGGGATAAACCTTATATGATAGAAGGTCCGACAAAAGGTAAGATTAGAAAACTATCTGTAACAGTTAGTTTAACAGATCCAAAAGAATACAAAGGTGGTGAGTTAGAGTTTGATTTTAGAAATGAAGACCCTGATAAAAAACCTAATATTAGAACATGCACAGAGATATTACCAAAAGGCTCGTTGGTTGTATTTCCATCTTTCGTATGGCATCGAGTCAAACCAGTAACAAAAGGAGTAAGGTATAGTCTAGTGATATGGAATCTAGGTTATCCATTTAAATAATATGAATAATTTTTTTGAACAAGGCGGAAGTAGCACACCACAAAAACCAAAAGGACATGTAGATTTTAAATCTGCATTCTATTTTCAAACACCCATTTGGATCGCAGAGGCTCCAATGTTTTTGAAAGATACAATTAAAGTAACAGATAAATATATTAAAAAAGCTGATAAACTTTTAAAAGATAAATTAAAAAATGAACCTAAATGGAAAAAAGATATTGGTACATTTGGTTTATCAAAACATAGTGAGAGCTTTTCAAATGATCCTAAAGTAAAAGACTTAGTTCAATTTATAGGTCAAAGATCATATGAATTTTTGGATTGGCAAGGATTTAATTTACAAAACCATAGTTTGCATTTTACAGAATTTTGGGTGCAAGAATTTAGTGAAAAAGGTGGTGGTCATCACGATACCCATGTTCACTGGAATCAACACGTATCAGGATTTTATTTTTTAAAATGCAGTGAAAAAACATCTCACCCAATATTTCATGATCCAAGACCTGGTGCGGAGATGACAAAACTATTTGTAAAGAATCAAGAACAAATTACGTTAGCATCTAATCAAGTTCACTATAAACCTAAACCAGGAACTATAATTATTTTTCCAGGTTATGTCCCACATCAATTTGCAGTAGATCCGGGACTAGAACCTTTTAGATTTATACATTGGAATATAAAAGTTGTTGAAACAGCAATATCAAAAGAAAGGAGTAACAGTAATGAGCTTCCAAAAAAATAAAGATTTTTTTGTACATAAACTGTTTCCAACTTCTATTTTAGAAATAGAAAACTTTATTGATAAACAAGAATGTAAAGATATTTTAAATAAAATAAAACAAAATAAAAAATATTTAAAAAAACATTTATCATTATTGGGAGATGCATCTACAACTTATTTAGAACAAAATTTTTTAAGTAAACTAAATCCATTAATTAAATCTTCTTTATTAGAAGTAACTAAAAAATATTCTGAAATGACAGGCTTTGAAATAGAAAATAAGTTTGCTGGATCGTGGTTTAATATTCAAAAAAAGGATAGTGCTTTAAAAAAACACAATCACCCTATGTCTATAATTTCTGGAATTTTATATATACAATGTGACAAAGATAGTTTTAACACACATTTCCATAACCCAAATCCTATGTTAACTTTTACTAAAATTAATAAGGATACGGAGTTTTCAGTTGATTGGGTTGCTTTTAAACCAAAAGTGGGAACACTATTGTTATTTCCAAGTTGGTTGTTACACGGATCAAATTTAATCACAAACAAATGTGATCAAAGAATAGTAATTAGTTTTAACATAATATAACAAAGGAGAAAAATGAGTTTTAAAAAAAATAAATACGCTGTAATTAAAGAGGCAGTTCCAAAAGAAATAGCTGAATTTGTCTACAATTATTTCTTACTGAAAAGACAAGTTGCTAAAACTTTATTTAATGAAAGATACATTTCTCAATTTACAGAAGAATGGGGAGGCTGGGTAGATGAACAAGTTCCAAATACATATTCTCACTATGCAGATGTAGCTATGGAAACTTTGCTGCTAAGAACTCTACCTGTGATGGAAAAGAAAACAGGATTAAAATTAAATCCAACTTATTCATTTGCAAGAATTTATAAAGCTGGAGATGTCCTTAAAAGACACAAAGATAGATTTAGTTGTGAGATATCTACGACTTTAAATCTTGGTGGAGATCCTTGGCCTATACATTTAGAACCTAGAAAAAATGTAGGTATACCCGATGGTAAAAAAATAACTGTAAATAGTAACAATAAAGGTATTTCTATTATTTTAAAACCTGGTGATATGTTGGTTTACAGAGGTATGGAATTAGAACATTGGCGAGAGGAGTTTCAAGGAGACAACTGTGCTCAAGTTTTTCTTCATTATAATGATAAAAAATCTCAAGGTGCTGATCAAAATATGTTTGATAGAAGACCACATTTAGGACTTCCAGCCTGGTTTAAAAAGTGATATATCCTTAGACTGGAGAGAGTGTCACCACCATAACACCACACTCTCTCCTGTTTAAGGATAAATTATGTTAGGATTAAGTGCATTTTCAGAGTTTCCGTTTGCAACAGCAGCCGAAGATAGAAACGTAACTATCACAGCTACTAAAACGTCGTTAACAATAACTATAGGCAGTATAGGTATTGCAGCTGATTCTATTACAGAAGACGTAGCAGGTAATCCATTAACACTTGGTTTTGGTACATTATCTATATCTGGAGAAGCTAATATAAGCCCTACAGGTAGCCCACTGACCTTGGCTACCGGAACAGTCACAGTTTCAGCAGATGCCAATATGTCAGTCTCTGGAAACGCATTGACTATAGCCACGGGTACTGTTACAGTAAGTGCATCAGCAAATGTAGACGTTACTGGTAGCGCATTAACTCTAGCTACAAAGGACGCTACGGCGATAACATGGAGTGCAGTTGTTCCAGGCGCAACTATGGTCTGGACACCAATAGAACCTTATTAATATGGCATCAAGTTTTTCTACAGATACAAAACTAGAACTTATAGCAACCGGTGAAAAAGCTGGTCTATGGGGAACAATAACAAATACAAATTTACAAATATTAGAACAATCGGCCACAGGATATTTAAGTCAATCCATGGCTTCTGGAGATGTTACACTTACCCTAACTAATGGTGCAACTTCTGATGGTAAAAACGCTTTTTATGAATTAACTGGAACTTTGACTGGAAATAGAACTTTAATTATGCCCAGCGGTGCAGAAAGATCTATTATTGTGAAAGACTCTACAACTAGAGGAAGTGGTTCCACACTTTTTTCTTTATCTGTACAGACAGCTAGTGGAACTAGTGTTCCCATACCATTAGGTGCGACTGTTGCCGTTGTATCAGATGGCACAAACATGAAATTAGGATTATTATCAAAAGGTTATGGGACCATAAACTCAGCTTCGGTAACAACACACATTGCAGTAGCTGGTGACCAACTTTTGACAAATACAACAACTGCAGGAATTACAATTACATTACCTACTTCAGCTGCGACCGGTGATGAGTTAACAATAGTAGACGCTAGAGGAACTTTTAATTCTAATAATTTAACAATCAATAGAAACGGTCACAATATAAACGGAAGTGGAAGTAACTTAGTTCTATCAACAAATGGTCAAGCTATAACTTTAGTATACGTTGATTCAACTCGTGGCTGGGCTTTCAAAACAAACACTGCGTAGGGGGATGAACTATGCCTCTTACAAGAGTTAATTTTGCACCTGGAATAGATAAACAAAACACAACTGTTGGAGCAGAAGGACGTTGGGTTGATTGTAACAACGTTAGATTTAGATATCAACTACCAGAGAAAGTAGGTGGTTGGTCCTCTTTAGTTACAGATACGATTGTGGGTGTAGCTAGAAAAATGTTTCCATTTGTAGATTTAGATGGAAACCGATACGTAGCTATCGGAACAGATAAACTTTTATTATTATATTTTGAAGGTCAACTTTATGACATTACACCATTAGACACTGTAATTAATAATGCAACTATACAAACATTTGTAAGTTCTAGTTTAGTAACAATTACAACTAGCACTGCTCATGGTTTAGAACCTGGTGATATTGTTTTTTTAGATGATACGACACTACCAGGTAGTAGTGGTTATTCTACTTCTGACTTTGATGGTAAAAAATTTCAAGTTACAAATGTTTTAAATGCTACACAGTTTCAAGTTACAGTTACAACGTCAGGCACACCGGCAAACGCTGGCCCTGGTGGCAGCA